TCAGCGGCTACCCCCATTTTATCAAAACATCTGGCCCGCTGCAAGCCCGCCGGGCCGATCTAATAAAAAATATTTTGGAGGTTTTCACCATGACTAACAACGAGATCATCATCAATCAGGCAATCGCACACGGCATTTACACCAAGGCAGAGGCGCAGGCCATCGTGGCCGCCAAGGGCTGCTTGCCCATCCACACCTTTGCAGAGTGGAAAAAGGCGGGCTACTCCGTCAAGCGTGGCGAACACGCCGCCATTACCTGCGATCTGTGGAAGTACACCGAGCGCCCCGGCAAGGCCGCCAAGGCCGCCCGCGCAGAGGCCGCCAAGGCCGGGCAGAACAGCCCCGACGCCGACGCCCCCGACCCGCATTATTACATGGCCAAGGCGCACTTGTTCACTCTCGATCAGGTCAAGCCCGCCGGGCAGGACGACGCCCCCAAGGCCAAGACCCCGGAGGAGATCGCCGCCTATAACAAAAAGCTGGCCGACGAACGCAAGGCCCGCAAGGCGGCGCAGCAGGCCGCCGCAGCTCCCGCCCCGGCACAGCCCGCCGCAGAATGTGAGCAAATTTCCATGTTCTAACCCACGCAACCCGCAAGGCCGACGCACAACGCGCCGCCGGTGCAAGCCCGGCCACCCTGCAAGGGGTGGGCGCTCATGGGTACACAAAACCGCCCACACAAAACACAGCACAAAACAGGAGGCTTTCACAATGGCAGCAACAGAACGCAAAATTCCCGGCACCTTTGCCCCGGTTCCCGGTGGTTACTCCCAGCAGATCGGCGCAAACACGGCGCTTTTCATCCCGGATTTTTCAGTTTCCCGCTACGACCCCAGCACCGGCGATGTTTACGGCTACGCCCCCGATTATGAAGCATTGGAGGCCGCCAAGGCCCCCGCCGTGCAGGCCACCGCCCCCGGCGAGTATTCCTACTGCTACGAAATGCAGCAGGCCCCCACGGGCTGCGACTACGCCGCCGATCTTGCCTACTATGGCAAGCACTACTTTCTGCGTCCCCTGCGTGACGGTCTGCCCCCGCTCCACGGGCGCGGCATTACCTACGACGCAGAACAGGGCACCTACATGGTCACGCTCCGCGCCTATGACAAAATCAAGGCGCAGTACAAAATCAAGCGCGAAACTTGCCTTGATTGACCCGCAAGGCCGACGCATAACGCGCCGCCGGTGCAAGCCCGGCCGCCCCCACACGGGGCGGGCGCTCATGGGTAACAAACACGATCACAAGCCCGGCGCGAACTCACAACGCGCACCCATCGCCAACAATGGCCGCCAGCCCGCCGGGGTGCTGGCATAAGTCCAACGGGAGCCGGTACACCTCCCCACAAAACAGATTGTACCCGCCGCCGGGCGAACCCGGCACGGTTTACGGGCAGCTTATCACCACAAAAACAGGCCCCGCCCGCCCTGCGCAATGGGCACCGCCGCCGGGCATAAGACCACACGGCAGCCCCCAGCGGCACAACGCCACGCCGGGCCAGTTGTAAAGCGGCCCGTCCCCATTACCCAAAACACAAAACAGGAGGTACACAAAATGCAATACTACGAAATCAACGAACAAACCGCCCGCCGGGCAAACGATGTTAATTCTATGAGCGACTACCGCCCCGGCAGCGCTACGGAAGAATACCGCGCCGCCGTGGACAAGGCCGCCGCGCTGGTGGAGGAACGCAAGGCCAAGATCAGCCCCTACTATCACGACAAGCTGGACGCCCTGCTTGACCGCTACGCCCGCCGCCTTGCCGACTACTACAACGCCTATTACCGCAACGAATCGGCCTGCCCCTCCATCCTCGTTTGCGGCGGCAGCAACTTCCCGGTACGCAAAAAGCAAAAGCAGAACGCCCGCCGCGAATCTCTTTGGCAGGAGTACAAGGAGATTGACGCTATCCTTGACAAAATCCGCAGCGTGGGCACCGGCGCGGTAGACCTGACCGACCCCCACGCCCGCGAACTGCTCCAAGACCGCTTGCAACAGGAACAAAACGCCCTTGATTATTGCAAGGCCGCCAATGCCTACTACCGCAAGCACAAAACCCTGCGCGGCTATGCCAGCCTGACCGACGAACAGGCCGACGCGATCACCGACCCCGAAGCCTTTTCCATCAAACTGTACGGCAAGCCCTACGGGGATTTTGAGCTGTCCAGCCTGCGCGGCAAGATCAAGCGCGTACAAGCCCGCCTTGCCGATCTGGACAAACTGCAAGCCTCCGCCCAGCAGCCCGACAGCACCGCGAAATTTGACGGCGGCGAGATCGTGCGCAATGCCGAAGAAAACCGCCTGCAAATCCTGTTCGACGAAATCCCCGACGCAGACACCCGCGACGCTCTCAAATCCAACGGTTTTCGCTGGTCGCCCCGCAACAAAGCATGGCAGCGCCAGCTAACACAAAATGCCGAATACGCCGCCCGCCGGGTGCTTGGCCTGTAAATTGTGCCCCGGATAACAACCCCAAAACAAAAACCGCGCCGCCCCGGTTCACCGCCGGGGCATTGCGTGGTATAATAGCCCCATCACAAAACACAAAACGAAAGGGTGCAACGCATGAATAACGAAAACATGGCCGTTTATCCGCCTTACCGTCTTGTTGCCCAGTTTGCCGACGGTACCCGCCTGCTGTTCGACGGTCTGACCGAAGCGCAGGCACAGCAAAGCATGGAGGCCGCCCAAGCCCAACACGGGGATATTGCATGGTATGACGGCGTGACCGATCTGCACTACGAAAACGGCAAATATTATAAGCTCATACCCCCGCCGCCGGAAGTGACCTTGATTGACCTCACAGAATACACCGGCCCGCTGGATGAAAACGGCCTGCCGCCGTCCTTGACCGGCAACCCGCCCGCCGATCACGAAACAGGCCCCGACGATCACAA